CGTGTGCCAAGAAATTACTGCAGGTTTACCATCGTTGGACGGATTGCCCTAATATGATACTACTGGAGAAAATCCCTTGCCATCACGCCGACAACAGTGCCCGACAAGTCAACCTTGTCAGTGCAAAGTATGATATCTTCGCAAAAGGAAATCACCTCATCAGAACCAAGCCCATACCGATCGTAGCAAAAACCATGGAAATCAAGGTCAGGTATCAAGTCAACATCAAAGATCTTCTCCTTAATGTTCTTTAAAGTGACACCTGCACTTTTGGCATTCCATGATAATTCAACTGGCAAGTGCTTGTCCTTTTGGCGTTGGGCCAAGACCCTTTGCCAATGGTGATCAAAGCGCAAGATGAAAGCGTTGCGGAGTGGTTCTAGGTGGCGAAATTCGTACGCGCCACCTATTGCCTTCCCGGCCATATACTGGTCGTCAGTAAGACTTAGGTTGTAGTTTGCCCGCATGTTAAACCTGGCCATACTCTTCCCAATGATGGGGATCGTGAGATGCTTAGAGTATGCAGGAACAAAAAACCTGCTAACAAACGTGCAATGCAACAAGTACTTACGGCGAAACACCTTAGCTTCCATACGAGCTTCGGATGCTATATTGCTGTAAGTCTTTGCTGCATGCCTCTTTAAACCATCAATCTTAGCTAACATGTCGTCACCCAATATAATAGCCCTACAACGCTTCGCTTCAACTCTAACAAGAAAAGAATACAAGATGCACATGTTCCAAAAGCAATTCCTGAAAGTGGTATCTGGGCAGCCCGTAGGCAACATGTTCTCAAGGGTAGCCTTGAGCCCATGTTCCCTACTCTTAACAACGAACTTGTTGGTTGTAGCATGCAACCTAACAAACCATTCAGGACAACCCAAACGCCTCATAAGAGCCATTTCCAAAATAATAACATCAGAACACTGCAACTTGTCGTTAGAACTGAAATCACACTCAACATACTCCCCGGATCCCTGTGAAATGAAATCTGTATAATCAGTGGGGATCTTCTTGTAAGCGAGCCTAAACCTATACTTTCCACCCATGGCATCGCAAACACCTGAAAGACGCGCCATGAGCTCATTGAAAATGGGCCCAGCAAGGGCATTATTCAAATCGGAAGACTTGAAAATAACCCTCGGAGCCCAGTTAGGTTTATGCTCGACAAGAAGACTCTCCACCTTATCAAACAGTTCCTTTTCACCATATTTCTCTTGTGAAACTTCTTCAATACCGTCAAGAGCTAACAACATGCGAGCTCTTTTCTCGGTACCAAATTTATCAAGCCAAGTTTCAAACAAATTTTCTGTCCATCGAAATTGAGGAAGAGCTGCTGGCAACAACTCTTCAACAAATTTTTGAGCGCAATCAATAATAAAAGGACTAGCACGACCTTTACTATGGTAATTGCACCTTTTACGAAAAGCGGCAAGAAAATTTGAATATCCATTGTCTGGGACCACAGGATGCATGTCCTGAAACAATGCTCCCAACTGCTGAACTTCACGCGGGTCATTACGTATCTTGCCCGGAAGTCTAAGTTTAACCCCTTTTATTGGTCGCAACAAGGGTGTGGCAGCAGTGTGGTAGCGATTGTATGCTACAGAATAAGCATATCGGAGTGGCGCATGCCCAACGGGCATGTCATGAGCGGTGGTGGTGGTGGTGGTGGTGGTTGGTGGTGGTGATGGTGGTGGTGGTGGAG